ATATTCTTTTCCATTAACATAAATTTTAACTCTTTCCATAAAATCACCTTTGCAATAAGCCTCTTGCTACATCTAGCAAGGTTTTATTTTTAGTAACTTCTATTAAACTTATTTCTACATCAATATCTCCAGTTCTTTCAACTATAGAAAAATTTAAACTTTGTATATAGCATTTAAAAAATATGTTGAACTCGGGAACAATTAAAGTTAAAGGTTCTTTATCGTTTTTTAATTTAGTTAATGTTTCAACACAGCCAGACGGTGTTGCAGACAGTAAATAATTAAAAAAATGAGATTTAAGATTAGGAAAAAATGTAGAAAAACTAATTCTTTCAGCTTTTCTATTTCCTATTAATGTCTTTTCTCCTACATCAATTATTTTAAAAATCTGTGTGTCTTGCTCACTTTCAATCTTTAAATCTAAAGGTGGAACAACAAAGAAAAAAGGAGTACTTGTAGAATTTTTTAATAAAATAAATGTTGGTTTCATACTATCCCTCCTTTAATTTGTTATTTGTACATAATTTTTTAACTCTGCCATTATTTTTTGTTTAGACATTTCTGCAGTTTTTTCTAAATCAGCTTCATTTTTTATTACAACTCCACCCATATTAACATTTACTTGAGGAGAAAAATTAGTAGTAGATGCTATAGGAGCTTTAAATCCTAGATTTTCAAATGATTTTTCATATTCAGATTTTGGCTTTTTAGGTAGAGGTTTTCCAATTGGTATAGGTTTATTTAAAGACTCGACAGTTTTATTTTGTTGTACAACTTGTTCTTTAGCTAAATCTTGAGGTGATAATTTAGCAAGTCTTCTTCTTTCTTTAAAGTCTTCATCAGTTTCTTTCATTAATTGCTCTAGTCCTTTTCCTGAGCCTTTATTTTCTTTTATTTTTTCTTTTAACATATTTGCTTTTATGTACATGATTTTATCATCGCTATCTGTTTTACTGTTTCTTAAATCTATAGTTTCTAAATCTTTTTCAGCTTGTGCATTAGCTTCATCCCAAGTATATCCTTTTGATTGATATTCTTTTCTTAACTCCCATTTATTTTTTGTTCTTCCTACTTTATCTCCTATCCAATTTCCAACAAATTTACCAGCTTTATATGCTGCATAACTACCTATTACATATTTTCCAGAACCTGGGAAAATATTTTCTGCCATTGCTGCTACTTTTAATGCCGCAAAACCTTTAATAGCCTCAGCTGTAAGAGAGAATATTCTATTAAAATAAGTTTCAACATTCTGAGTATCAAAAGTTCCTTTAGAATTTAGTTCTTTCATTTTAGTTGTAAATTGATTTATAAAGTCAACTGCTGTTGGAGCCAATCCTTCTCCAATTGATAATTTTAAATCTTCAACAGCACTATTGAATTCTGCTATTTTATTTTTTGTGTCACTGCCCATTTCACTAGCCATTTTATCAGTTGCACCTGTTGCATTTCTAATAGCATTTTCAGCTTTTTCTATACCCTCTTTAGAAGAACCTAAAAGAGATGTAAAAACTTTCATGCCTTCAGAACCAGCTATCGTAGTCAAAAACAAATTTCTTTGCTCATCATTCATTTGTGCTAGTTTAGGTTTAATTTCTTCTAAGATTTTTCTTAATCCTTTAAATTTACCATTATTATCGTAAAGACTTATTCCAACTTTTTTTAAAGCAGCATCCATATCTGGAGTTGTCTTTGAAAGTCTTGTATATACTGATGCTAAGTTTCTCCCAGCTATAGAACCTTTTAATCCATTATCTGCTAAAACACCTAATAAGATATTAACTTCTTCCATGCTTTCAAAACTTCTTGATGTTGCTGCAACATATTTATAAGCTTCTCCTAATTGTGCAATACTTGTATTAGTATTATTAGCAGTAGCCGCCATGACATCCATAAAATGATCTACATCTTTTAACTCTATCCCAAAGGCAGTCATATTATCCGTTAGAATATCGGATGTACTAGCTAAATCTTCTCCAGATGCAATAGATAGCTTTAAAAGTTTTGGTGTCATTTCTAATACTTCATTTGTTTTCATTCCTGCCATAGCTTGATACATTTGAGCTTGTGCCACTTCTTGTGCTGTAAATCTTGTACTTCTTCCAAGTTCTCTTGTTTGAGTCATTAGCATATTTTCTTCAGCTGCTGTTGCTCCCATGATAGCTTTGTTTCTTCTGACTTGATCCTCTAAATCAGCAAAAGCAGTTAAAGAGCTTCCAGCTATAGCACCTAATCCAACTAATCCTCCTGCTGCAACTGCTCCAAATTTATTCAATCCAGAATTAACTTTTTCCCAATTCATAGATTTAGCTTTCTGATAAAGTCCAGCTAAGCCTTTTTCAGCTTTATTTATAACTGCAGTAAATTTATCTTTAAGTTCCAATCTAGCACTTAGTACATGTTCCAAATTTTCACCTCCAAATAAAAAAGAGCAGTTTTAAACTGCTCTTAATTTAATTATTTTATTTGTTATTTATTTTTTTAATTGACTAGTTTTAAATTCTGCTATTGCTTTTTTTATTTCAGCTAGTTTTATATTTCTAGCTACTATCTTATCGTTTTTATCAACATAATCTATCATAAGTAAATATCCTTTTTCCATATCATAGACTATGTTTTTAATTATTCTTGCATTTATAGCACTATCTGCATTACAACTTATAGTTTTTTTATCTTTTTGAATTTTATATTTTAATGTTCTATTGTATCCACTATCTACCATAAACCCTACTTCATCTTCTGTTTCACTAGCAAAACTAGAAGTTTTTACAGTTATAGCCACACAATCAAAATTTTTATAATCCAGTTGCAATGTGCAATCGTTATCTTTATAAACTATACTTTTTTCATCAGAAGATTTACCATTTATAATTTTTACACTTCCAAAACTAATAACTGAAATAAAAATAAATAGCACAAATAAAAACTTTTTCATAAAACTTCCCTCCTAAAATGAATTTAATATACTATATTATAGCATTATTCTTTTAAAAGGTACATATAGAACAAATCTTTTTCTGAGAGTTTTCTAAGTTGCTCTAAAGTATGTCCTCTATTCAAGTAATGAGCGGCTGTTCTTAATTTTCCGTCGCTCCCTCTTTGTTTTTTTTTTTTTTTTCACTACTAATATAATCTTTTTCTCCATACCCAGAAGCAACTAAAATTATATCAGCTAGTCTATAAATTGTTGGGTCTTTTAAAACTTTGCTTACAACAGAAACAGGATTACTCTTACAACCTAGCTTTTCTATTAATCTATCATCTCTAAAGATAGAACAAGAATTATAAATTACTTCTAAATCTTTATCTTTTTCTTTAGATAAGATTAAATCTAAGTAATCTTCTTTGTTTAAAAGCTCACATTCTAAATCTCCATCTAATTCTTTTACATGAATTTTTATTTTTTCTCTTTTATCACTATTTATCTTTTTACTATTTTCAAGTAGCATATCTGCTGTAATTAGCATATTATCCTCCTATTTTATATCATTTTCATAAGCTAAGTCTTCAGGAGTAAACCCGAATGGATACTCTTCTTCTACAACTTCTCCTCTAGCAATATTGATTAAATCGATTGAATTAAACCAAACATTATCTAAAGATATTCTTTCTTCTTGCTTTCCAGGAGTGTCAGGATCTGCTAAGTTAGTAACTATTCTAACTCTTGGATCATGTCCTTTTATTAATTTCTCAGCTATTTTCTTACCTCTTGAATATACTTTTTCAAGAGTGATACTTCCTTCTCCCTTCAATGCTACGATTTTACTATCCACAGATAGTCCTAATTGTACATCTTTTCTATCAGGTGTAACTTTAGCATTAACCTTAGAAAATTCTGCTATTTTTTCATTATCTATCCAAAGAGTACCATGAGCTCCAGCGATGGTATGATAACCTCTTATACTTGTATCTGCCATTATAACCTCCTATCACATCTTTATAACCAAGCTAAGATTTGCCATAGTATCTGCAAATCTAACATCACCAGTTAAGAATACATCATCTCCAGATGGATATTTTAAAATTTCCATTTCTGTCATTTCTTCTGGGTCTTTTCCATCTAAAACAATTAATCTCTTTTGTGCTTCTAAGTCTATTTCAATTTTATTATCATAGTCTCCACTTAATACATTTGGAGCCATTTCTTTAAAATAAACCTTAGTAACATTAGAACAGAAATTCATTTTATTGTTATAGTCATTTATGTAAATTCCTAACCAATAATTTTTAAATGTATCTCTTATATCATCAGTTATAAAGCACATCCCTTCAACTATTTTGATTTTTCTTGTGTCTTTCTTCCAAGTGCTATCGAAAGTAGTTTTTGAGTTAACACCATAATTAACTCTAACTTTTTCATCATCATTGTATAGAGAGAATTTACCAAGTTTTGGCTCAAAGTAATCTACTTCTTTTAAATCTGACATAACAAAGTTATCAGCAGAACGATTAAGAGGCATTCCAGCTATAAGTCCTGCTATTGCTGCAGTATATTCTTGTGCTGTAAAATCTCCATAAATAGACTTATAAGTTCCTGTATTTCCAAGCTCTACTATTGCAACATGATCTGTATTATTAGCAAAGCTAGATACATATTTGACAGTCTTTCCTATTGCTCCATCATTTCCAAATACTTGTTTTGTCCAAGTTACAAGTTTTTGGTCATCTGCTTCTTCTGCTCCAGGATATGCTAACCAATGCATTTTTCTTTCTTTAAATTCACCTAGAACATCATCTAAGTTCTCTCCAGTTTGTAACACTC